GACATGAGGACGTTCGCCAAGTCGGTCAACGATCACCATAAGATACTCAGTGATCTGCGAGCCGGATCTGGACATTTGTCCAGAGTCGGCTATCATTTTCCATCCTCGTCGTCGTTTAACTCTGCTACGGGAACAGCTTTTTGCTATTTCCCGGGAAACAGTGGTTTTTCGACGAACGTAAGTGCCACCTTGGTGGCGAGTCAGACGATTGAAACCTGGTTTAGTGGTGCTTTCGAGTACTTCTTACCAGTGTCTGACTCGATGGTCTCGAAGGCTCAGCTTTATGCTGAGTACGCCCAGAAATTGTTAGGTGTAAAACCTACACCTGACGCAATCTGGAATTCGAGTCCATGGACTTGGGGGCTTGACTGGTTCGTTAACGCTGGGGATGTTATCACTAACATGTCCCAGCTCGGCCAGAACGGCTTGGTGCTGAAGTACGGGTACATTATGTCTTCGTGTGTAACGAAGTCTGTACTCACTACAGCAGCGCATCCAACTGCATTCGGAGGTTTTACCTCCGGCTCTGTCACTCATATTCAGGAGTGGAAGAAGCGGTTGGCTGCCAATCCATATGGTTTCGGCGTTTCTGATACCAGCCTTTCGGCTGCTCAGAAGGCCATCGTGGTTGCCCTCGGTTTATCCCGAGGTAAGAACCACGGTCGGTAGTTGGGGCTATCAGAACCCCTTCACCGTTCACATGATGTGGCAGGGTGATTCCTGCGCATCCCACAAAGGAGACACGCACCATGGCTTTTGCCGATCCAATTTCCATCAACGACGGGACTGCTCACACTCTCGCTCGCAGTGGTTTCACTGCGAACGGGGGCTCCTTTCGGAGTGCAGACGGGCTGTTCAACGTTACGATTTCCCATTCCTATGGAAAGAGGAATCGTACCGTAGCTCGTCTGGACGTGACGAAGATTGCAGCTGACCCCCTGCTTGCAGGGGTGAATGTGCAGGCTTCAATGTCCGCTTACCTCGTGATTGACGCTCCTAGCACTGGTTTCAGTACTACGGAGCAGGTCGCTGAGGCAGCCGCACTTACAACGTGGCTGACGGCTGGCACGAATGCCAACCTGATCAAGCTTGTCGGTGGAGAGAATTAGTTTCAGGTCTCTCCATCTCTCCAAAGTGAAGTTTCTTTACTTTGGATTGTTGATGGGACATCACCTTCCTGTTTTCATTCAGGGAATAAGGTGACGTCAGCCCGGATTTGATCCCCGGGTGCTGGTTGGATCCGTTATTGGTGCTCATGATACACTACCCCTAGGGGAGCGTATGAAAAGCATGACGGATCTCTGGCGTGAGCTCGCTAACGAACTTGCGAGCTGGTGTCACACTAGCACTGCTCTTGACTACAACAAGCTCAAGAGTCGGGTCGAAGATGAAGGCCTTTCATTTCTCACGATAACGCTTCCTTCCTTCGGGAAGGAATTAGAGCGTTGTCTTGAGCAAGGCTTTCTTGACAGCTCAGCTTTTCCTGGTTTCCAGAAAAAGTCGGGTCTCCCCCTATTCCTAGGAGGTTTCCTCTGTCAGATCTTCGATCCTTCAGATGGTGTTCTGTTCACAGAGCCCAGTCTGGATTGCATCTTCGCCATTAGGCAGCTTACGCTGCTTTTTGGCAAGATCCTTCTTCCCTGTAGTGTTGATAGGGAGAAAGGCGCCTTCCTGGACTATGTGAAATGCGAGGAGGATCTCATTGAGTGGGAATCTCGTAATTCTTTCGATGCTGAAAGCTTCGAAAGAGTTTCCACTCTACTCTTCGGGGATGTTCTATCCCGAATGAATGATCTCGTTACTACTGGTGAGATCATTCCGAGACATGGTCCTGGAGCGACAGCAGACCGTACCTTTGGAAATCAAAAGTATGATCTGAAGTTCTGGCACTCCAGGTTAGAAATGCTATTCCCCTACGGGGAATATGCCATTCCTAACTGGCGATATTACTATCGCTACGACCAAGTTGAGATCCTTGAGCCTGGTGACGAGATACCCGTAAGGGTTATCTCGGTACCTAAAACGCTGCGCACTCCTCGAATTATTGCAATCGAGCCAACCTGTATGCAGTATATGCAACAGGCCCTGCTCGGTCCAATAGTCGAGCTTCTCGAAAGTAAGCGTGTTCCGGGTAATACCCGAGACAATCTTGCTTTTAACTTCCTTGGTTTTACAGACCAGTACCCAAATAGGGTTCTGGCCTGTCAAGGCAGTCGTGAGAAGGATCTGGCGACGCTCGATTTGAGCGAAGCTTCTGACCGCGTGCACATCTTGCATGTAGAGGCCATGTTGCGACGTTTTCCTGCCGTGAGGCAGGCTTTCTTCGCAACAAGGTCCCGAAGGGCAAGAGTACCTGCAATCGGGGTTGATATTGACTCCCTTCGCAAGTTCGCGTCTATGGGCTCCGCGCTGTGCTTCCCTGTCGAGGCTATGGTCTTTTTAACGGCCATATTTCTCGGCATCGAAGAGCAGCTGGGCACAAGACTGACGAGAAAGATTGTGAAATCTTTCTCGGGTAAAGTGCGTGTCTATGGGGATGAT